TCATCGTCGAACGCGGCTTCCTGCGGAAAATGCAGGTAGCCCGCCTGGTTTTGTCCGATTGCCGGCGCGTCGAGCTTGAGACGCTGGGTGATCAGTGATTTGGCGGCTTCATCGCTGACCAGGAAGGGGGAGAAACCTTTCTTGCGCTTCTTGCGCAGGCGGCGCTTGCGATCTTCGTCGGATTCGACCAGGGTCTTGCCGCGGCCCTCGATGCCCTTGCAGACAAACAGCCATGGCCGCCGCCGGGCGAAGGCCACCACCTGGTCGGTGTTGTAGCCGGAATCGATGCCGCCGCAGTCCGGCGACAGGTCGTCCAGCTCGGTGGCCAGCTCGTCCCACGGGTCCTGCCCGGCGGTATCGCCCTGCACGATCAGGTGATCGACGAACCAGGCTTCTTCGCCGATGCCGAAATCGATGACGGTGACCTCGATGCGATCTTTCTGCACGTCGATGCCGACGCTGCGCACGCGCCGCGGCGAATCCTCCGGATACAGCTCAAGGCGATTGAGCAGAGCGAGCGGATCGATGCTTTCGCCGCGCTCTTCCCACGGCTCGCCGAGGTTGGTGTTGATGAAGGCGCGCAGCGTGGCGGTGTTTTCCTGGGCGGCATGCCAGCCGCGCACCAGGTCGAGCCAGCTCGGTCCCAGGCCGATCGGCGCATACAGGGCGCTGATGTGGTAGCCGCGCGTGGCGCGTTCCGGATGCTGGGCGATCCACGCGCCGCCGGCGAGCATCTGCGGTTTGTGGTGCTCGAGGATTTCGGCCCCGCACTCGCGGCACACGTAGCGGACGTTGACGATTTCTCCGTTCGGCAACACGGCATACTTGATGCCGTGCGCCACGTCCGGCCCACCCCACTCGAGCGGCTGCAGTTCGCCGCAATGCGGGCAGGGCACATGAAACCGGCGCTGGTCGCTTTTCTGCCACTGGCGATCGATCAGCCCCTCCTTGACCGTCGGCGTGCTGATGTAGGCGCGGATATGGCGCGGGAAGGCTTTGGTCCGGCCTTCGGCCAGGGTGATGATGTCGCCCTCCTCACCGATCTCTTCCGGAAACCGGTCGAGATCGTCCAGGATGATGGTGCGCACGGATTTTTGCGCGTAGCTGTTCGGCGAGTTGCCGCCGGCCAGGAACAGCACGCCGCCGGGAAAATCGATCAGGTCCTGCCGGTTGGCGGCATCCCGGCTTTTGACGCCCCCCAGCAGATCGCGCACCGCGGGGGTTTCCTGCAGCAGCGGGTTGAGTTTCTGGACTTTCCATGAATCGCGCGAATCGATGGTCGGCAGCATCACCATGATCGGCGCCGGTGCGTAATCCATGGTGTAGCCCAGCACATTGACGACGGCCTCGGTGACACCGACCTGCGATGATTTCATGACCACGATCTCACGCACGCGCGAGTTGACGGAAAAGCAGTCCATGATCTCGCGCAGGATCTCGTTGCGGGCCGTGCGCCAGCGGCCGCGCTCCGAGGATTGCTTGCCGGACAGGATGCGATGATCGTCGGCCCACTGCGAGACCGTCAGTGCCCGCCGCGGGGCAACGGCGTGGCGCAAGACCGACAGGCAGTGGGCCAGGTGGCTCATACGCCTTGCCCGGACGTCAAGGCCGCCTCATGCCGCTGCATGTCATCGGCAATCCCTGCCAGCACGCCCCGGAAATATTCCGAAAGCAGGGCGTGCACTTCATCCATCGCAATGACCGGCGCGACAACCGGCGCCAGCTGATCGGCCAGCACGTCGAGCCGCGAGCGGGTCGAGGTCGCGAAGGCTTTCAGCGCTCGATCGACATCTTCACGCGGGATCAGGTTGCCCTGCAGTTTGGCCTTTTCCATTTCCAGCAGGTCGGCGGCCAACGATTCCTTGCGCGCCGTGGCATCTGAGCGGGTTTCAGTCAGGCGTTGCGGGGGCGTTGCGCCATCGGTTGCGCCCGTGGTGCGCTTTTCTTCACCGGGTTGGACTTCCGGTATCTCCGCGCCTCGATTCGCCGCGTGGCGGGCCGCTACGTCGTCCCGGCCGCCCCTGGTTTCGTTCCACCGGATCAGGCTGGCTTCAACTTCAATCGAGCCGTCTTCGGCCAGCACCAGGCGACCCGCCTTGATCGCCCGGGTGACGGTGCTCTTATTAACCTTGAGGCGCCGGGCAAAGGCGGCGCGGTGCTCGGTGGTCATCGTCTTTGCTCCTGGACCTGCGGCTTGGGTTTTTCGATCACCATCTGCGCGCTGTTGATCTCCGTTCCCCGTTGTGCGCAGCGCGTGCCGATTTCGCGGCCGTTTTCCCGGGCATAGAAGAGCGGCACGCCGGCCATGCCGCTGCGGATGGCCGGTTCGATGACCTCGGCACCGAACGCGGCGCGCAGGTCGTCGATGATGGCAGCGGTGGCCGGCATTTCAGTGCGTAAATTTTTCTTCATGTTTTCAATGCTGTTCCATAGCAAGCGGTTTTGTTCCAGACTATGGAACAGCGCAAACCCGCGCCAATATTGGGCTGTTCCATATGTTCCATACGTTCCATATGAGATACGTATACGCGCGCGCGAGTCATGCGCGTTGACGGTCTACAGGTGCATGCGTGTACACGTGCGCGCGTTGGTATGGAACATCTGGAACGTATGGAACAGCCCTTTATCCATGCGGGTTTCGGAAGATGCCGGTATGGAACAGCATCTGGAACATCTGGAACGCAAAGGCGGTTTGCGGGTGAATTGATCCGGCTCATGCGGCAGCGCTCCAGTGCGATTCTTCGCTTTTCATGGCATTGGCGAAATCAAAAGCGCCGTCGGTGTACCACTTTTGCAGCGCCTCCCCGGGCGGTCGCTCCCGCTTCGCAGCCTGCAGGACCTGTGGCGGAGGAATCAGCAGGCTTTTCGGTGAGGTCTCTCCGACATAGCTGGTGCTCTTGTAAATCCGCGCCTTGACCTTTTCCCAGCCCGGCATGCGGGCAACGGCGCCAATGAATTGGTTGCTCGGTCGCGGCCTGGATTCGCCATTGACCCGGCACCACTTCAGATAAGCCGCATAGACATCCATGGCCAGGGCCGGACAGATCGGCAGGCCCAGCTCTCCTCCGACCAGGTCCAGGATGAAGCGCGTCTCGCTCGGGCTGCTCAGCGCGATCAGGCTTTGCTTGGCCTCGGTCATCGGCGGACGCTTGTTCGGATGGAACCCGCTCAGATCGAGCGTCAGCAGGTAGTGATAGAAGGCCTCGACGCCGCCGTTTTCGATTTCGACAAACACGTCGTCGTATTCGTCTTCGCCGAGTATCGGCGGTGTCCAGATCACCAGGTGGCGGCGATCGTCATTGTCCAGGGGCAGCGGCTGGTTTTCGTTCGACAGGAACACCAGATTGCAGCGGTTGCGCACCGGAAATCCGTCGTGATAGAGCTTCCTGATCCGGATGGTTTCACTGGTGACGACGGCCTTTAATTCGTTCTTGAGCTGCCATTTGTCACTGCCGTTGACCACTTCCTCGGCCAGGACGAAAAGCTTGTTTTCCCAATCGGCATTGCTGTTGTCCTGCAGCGCCTTTTGATCCAGCCATACCGAATAGTTGATGTAGGGATCGCCCTTGCCGTAAATCTTTGCCAGGACTTCAAAGACCGTCGACTTCCCCGTGCCTTGAGGTCCGTGCATGATGATCGCGCTGCTCATCTTGGCCCCGGGATGTTGCAGCGGATAAGCCATCCAGCAGAGTACCCAGCGCATGACTTCATCGCCTTTGGGATCTCCGCTGCACAGGTAGTGCAGCAGGCGCAGCAGCGCGTCGCAACAGCCTTGCCTGGGTTTTCTTGGCCAGCCCAGCCAGGTGTTGAGTTTGACATGGCGGTCCGTACCTGCCGGATCGAATCCCACCTGGTCAATGTAGTATGCGCCGCGCTCGATATAGACCGGGTGACGCTTGACATCGTCGCCACGCATTCCTGCCGGCAGCAGGGTGATCATCTGGTCGCGCAAGACGATTTTATTGGCCCACGTATCGAAGACAAATTTTCCCGTGCCATCATCAAGCGGGATGAATCGCGCAACAGCATCATCCAGCGACATGACGGACACCGCCCGGCGCCGGGCATCGTCCGGATCATCAGTACCACCATCCCCTCCCCCCGGATTTTGTTCCCCGCCGCGAACCGTTGCTGGGTCGCGCCACTTGAGCTCATCAAGCTTGGCGTTGATCTGATTCGCCAGGATGAGGGGTACGCCGGTGAGTACGGCGAGATCGTTGTAGTCGGTGAGTTTCCTGCCGTTGCGTGGGTCGTTGCCATCCGAGTCCAGAAAGTCGGGCTTGATCCAGGCGGCGTGCTCGAGCTCGGCGGTGGCCTTCGCCGCGTAGGCAATGCCGTCATTGCTCTTTTGGTGAGGCTTGCCGCAGTGCTGGCAGATCGGCACCGCCACCGGCGTGTATTTCTTGCACGCCAGGCACTTCTGCACGTAGTCATCGTCGGCGCAAAGCAGCAGGCGCAGACGTGGATACACTTTGCGCAACAGCTTGCCGGCCTTGCCCAGGTTGTTGGCGCTGAAGGCATAGGCTACCGACTGGCCTGTGGCTTCGTGCAGGCTGGCCGCTGTGGCGTATCCTTCTGCCAGGAGCAGCACGCCTGTTCTCGAGACGTGGCCAATCAGGCCAAAAGTGCCGCCCATGGCCATACCCGCCGGCCAGAATTCCTTGTCACGCTCGATTTTCTTGGCACGTTCGTGCCCTCTTGGATAGATGAACTGGATGCCGCAGACGTTGCCATGCGCATCGTGCATCGGCACCACCAGGGCGCCGATCGCCTTGGTGAGCCGGTACCAGTTTGAATCGTCGATATTCGGCAGCGTGATGCCTTCGATCGATTCGAGCACGCGCAATCCGCGCGGCTGGATCTGCTTGCGCGTGGTGTATTCGTGCTCCGTGCAAGGCACGCAGCGGGACCAGACGATTGCCGCCCATTGCCCCGCGGTCTTGGCTTCAAGCTTGCGCTCGGCGGCCAGCTTGCGCGCAGCTTCCTTCTGCGCCTCGCGGATCGCGGCGATGTCGTCGTCGCTGAGTACCGGTCGGTTGTCATCGCGCTTCGGCAGTTCGATTTTCGTATATCCGTCATTCGGGCCGCGCCACACGCCATAGCAGCCGACGATGTAGGTATTGCCGGCCTTCGAAGTCCATTCCTTGAGCCGCGTCCAGCCGCGCTTCTCGTTGTCTTCGCCGGAGATCTTCCAGCGCTGGATCCGCGCATCGAATGTCAGCCGCGATGAATCAATCACCAGCTGCGCTTCGGCGAGCTGGGCCAGCACGTCGTCGTAGTTGATCCAGTTCATTTAGCTGTCCGAATAGCGCTATCGAGTTCTTTTTGGAATGCTTCGTCGAATTTGTTCATGGCGACGGCGTCGGAAATGGCCTGCATGTCGAGCCGCTTTCGGTAGTTTTCGCCACGCACAAAAATGATGATCGGCCGCAGGCGTCCGCGCTTGCTGAATTTCTCGTCGATCATCCAGATGCCGTTGGGTGTATTCACGCCAGGCTTGCCCGCCCAATACACTCGAGCCGCCGCGCGCTTGTTGGCGCTCCAGCGTTTGCGGTTGGCCGCGTTGCCGGAGTGCCCAGGTCCGGACAATGCGCTGAGTCCAGACAGAATCGCCACAATCACGCTGGCTTTCATGTTGCCGTACTTGTCGATCATGCCGAGTTCCTGCGCGGCCTGCCCGGGCACCGCAAACATGCCGGATGGCATGATGCCGGCCTGAATCAGGCGCTCCTCGAACCGCTTGTGCATCCGGGATCCGCCAACGAAGTGCTGTGCGAGGAAATAGTCCGCGCCTTTGAATTGCTTGTTTCCGAGAAAATCAGACCACCCAACCACGGCGGTCAAATCGGACTTGATTGCCTTCTTCCGCACATACCAGGAATTCACCGTCCATGGCGTCGGCCGGTCAAATGCCGCCTGTAGCTTGCTGCGACCAGTCCTCATCACCTCAAATGCCACCTCATTCAATGCCCTGCTGGCCGCAAAACGCGCCTGCTTTTCCATGCCGTCCATGGTTTCTATCAGCATCGGTAGTCCGTTAATCTTGGCGACGATCATGGTTGCCTATGTCCCGAACTTATAACCTAGCGCGTCGCCGCGGTTCGCATTACCCGCGAGGGCAAAGCTGTGGAAGGACCCGCGATCCTGGCGTTGCTTTCTGTTGCGCTGTTGTCGCTGCAGCGCTTAAAACCTAATGGGGAACGGGGCTTCATCGTTAAGTCAGCGGCAGCACTGGCGCGCGTGCAATGTTCTTTTCACAACGCACCTTGAGCGCATTCACATCCAAACCTGTCAAATCGTCTCGACGATCAAGCGCCAGACGATAGTTATGCAGCAAAGCAATACGGCTGAAGTTGATCTTCGAATGCTCCCCGAGTCGGTCAATGAACTTGCATTCATCCTGTGTGGTCCACGCGATCATCACCGGACTCCATTCTGCTTGGCGGCCAGCAGGGAATGCAGGCGGGTAGCGTGGGCAATGGCTT